TGCAAGGTTTGCGGATTGCTCTGCCAATGCGGCCAGTGCAAGTGTATAGCAACGAAGTAAAGAAGTGGCAACAATTTGAATATCCAAAAGAACTAGCAAGACTTAAAAATATATTTGACTGGAGAGCATACCCTGAAGAAAAGAAAGCACAGTGGTATGATTATATAGACGAAGAGTTTAAAAGACGTGAAGAAGGTTTCTGGTTTAATAACAACGGTACACCAACATACATAACAGGTACACATTATATGTATCTACAATGGAGTAAAATAGATGTAGGTGCACCTGATTTTAGAGAGGCCAATAGACTATTCTATATATTCTGGGAAGCTTGTAAAGCCGACAAAAGATGTTACGGGATGTGCTACCTTAAAAATCGTAGGTCTGGATTTTCTTTCATGTCTTCAGCAGAAACAGTTAACCAAGCTACATTAGCAAGTGATAGTAGATTTGGTATACTTTCTAAAACAGGTGCAGATGCTAAAAAAATGTTTACAGACAAGGTGGTT